ATATCCTGATAACTGGGAGAAGAAAGTAGAAGAGGCAGCAAGAAAATACTTTGAATATTCTCCAGAGTGGGATGACAATAGAGTTAAATCAAAAATTAAAGCATGGAAGAAAGAAACTAAGGGACACACTTGCACTGAAGATCCAATCGTTAATCACTGTGTAAAATCAGTCTGTGTTAGACGAGAGTTTGGTATCGCATCAGACAAAAAGAAAACTTGGCCAATGTTATCTAATTTAGTGAAGTATGATTACAAACCAGAACCAGAGTTTTGGTTTACAGTTACATTACCAGATAAAGGTAGCGGAGAAACTAAAAAACAAATCGTTGCAAGAACGATCGATAAACTTATAGAAATGCGAGAACTTAGAAAATTAATTGCTGCACAAACATCTGTCATTCCTCCAAAGATAAAAGATAACGATTTTCAAATTATACTTGATCGATTAAAAGATACAGAGGAAGTCATGCAACCAGCTTCAGGAACAAGTCCTGAGGAACAACTACATAAATATTTAAATGATTATATCTTTCAAGTGATTGCAAAGACTTATGCATCATTTAAAAGTGGATCAACTTTAATTGAAGAGAACTACGCATACTTTGTTTACGAACATTTTTTTAATCATTTAAAAAATAAAGATTGGAAAATAAAAGAAGATAGAACAGCGACCATGATGCAAAAAAGTTATCAAGCAACCTTTGGAGAAAGAAAAAGATTTCCTAAATCAAAAGAACAGGGAATCTATTGTGTTAAGATCTCATTAGAATATTTTACAAAAGAGGAAACGGCAGATGAGATCATTGAGATGAAAGATAAAAATGACATCTTGTAAAGTGCACAAAATTTATGGTCCACCAGGGACAGGAAAAACTTCTAAACTTTTAGAACTTGTAAAACAATACGACATAAAAAAAGTTGGCTATTTTGCTTTTACTCGTAAAGCTGCTAATGAAGCGAAGAGTCGAATAAATTTACCTGATAAAAAATTAAAATATTTTCAAACACTTCATGCTTTTGCGTTCCATACTCTTGGGCTTAGTGAAGATAGTGTGATGCAACCTTATCACTACGAAGACCTAGGTAAGATCCTTGGCATACGAGTAAACTACGCTGATAAATTCAACGATCAACAAATACATTTTTTAACATCGGATAATATTTATTTTCAAACCATAAATAAAATGCAGAACCAAGATATTGAAGAATATCAAGATCGAGATATTGATCCGGGTCTTTTACGCCATATCATCATAAATTTAGCTGAGTACAAAAAGAAAAATAATTTATTAGATTTTAACGACATGATAAAAAGATTTGTCAACAAACCTGAATTATGTCCAAATTTTGACGCTGTGTTTATTGATGAGGCCCAAGATCTTTCACCCCTACAGTGGATGATGTATGATATTTTAAAAACTAAAACTGATAATATCTATCTTGCAGGAGACGATGATCAAGCGATATTTCAATGGGCAGGGGCAGATGTTACACGTTTTATTGAAGAACCTGGAACAGAACAGATCTTAACACAATCCAGACGCATACCAAAATCTATTCAAGAATTATCAAAAGTTATTACCGAAAGAATACAAGGTATCAAAGTGTATAAAAAATATTTACCAAAAGATATTGAGGGCAAGATTGAGTATGTCAACAATATCGGTCAGTTAGAATTAGAAAAAGGTAAATGGTTAATTCTTTCACGAACCAACAGTAAATTAAAAAACGTGATGAAAAAATTACAAGAGATGGGATTGTATTATCAATATAAAAAAGGTAAAAGTTTTAAAGCAAAACTCTATAAAACAATTGTTAATTATACAAAGTGGACGAAGGGTGAGCTGTTAGAAGATAATGAGATAAAGGATATATTGGAGTGTTGTGGTGACGAGCCAGATAAAACTAAACCATGGTATGAAGTTTTTACAGCGGTACCCATGGTAGAAAGAGATTATTTAAGACACATGTTGTCAAACGGTGAAAAATTATCAGAGGATGCAAGGATAAAACTATCAACGATTCATGCAGCCAAAGGTGGCGAAGAAGATTCTGTAGTTTTAATTTTAGACAACTCTCAAAAAATTAGAGATGCTGTTATGTATGACCATGAAAAAAGAGATGAGGAACACAGAGTCTGGTATGTTGGAGCGACTCGTGCTAAGAATAATCTTTATTTAATGAGAGCAAAAAAAGAAAGGCATGGTTATCAGTTGTGACAAACAAAGATTTTTTTAAAAAAGCATCTGATCATCAAGAGGGGGGAGATCATTATAAATTAAAAATACAACCTTTTGATTTTATTATGGACAATAAATTAAATTTTTTTCAAGGCAATGTAATTAAGTACGTCGTGAGATATTTGAAAAAAAATAGAATAGAAGATTTAAATAAAATAAAACACTACTGTGATTTAGAAATAGATCGACTTAGAAAAGAATGGGATAAATGAAAATACCTTTTTTTAAACCACAAACAGAATGGACAGAACCACAAGAGTTTCCGGATCTTAGGTCTTACGATGAGATTGCAATTGACTTAGAGACTCGTGATCCTGATTTGAGAAAATCAGGTTCAGGATCGGTGATAGGAAACGGCGACGTGGTGGGGATTGCTGTGGCGGTTTCTGGTCGCAAGTTTTATTTTCCGATCGGTCACGCATCAGGTCCAAACATGCCTCGAAAAAAAGTTCTGTCATGGTTGCAGGATACCATGTCTACCGATGCTGTCAAAATTTTTCATAATGCAATGTACGATGTATGCTGGCTACGACATTTGGGTATAAAAATAAATGGTTTAATTGTTGATACCATGATTGCAGCATCTCTTGTAGATGAGAATCGTTATCAATATAGTTTAAATAGTTTAGGTTGGGATTATCTTGGTTATGGTAAATCTGAAAATGAATTGATAGAAGCTGCAAAGTCTAGAGGACTTGATCCAAAAGCAGACATGTGGCAACTCCCAGCAATGGAAGTTGGATCGTATGCAGAACGAGATGCAGAGTTAACTTTTGATTTATGGCAGATGATGAAGAAAGAAATTGTTCATCAAGACATTGAAAGTATTTTTAATTTAGAGACTGATCTTTTTCCTTGTCTAGTCGACATGCGTTTTTTGGGTGTAAGGGTGGACGTTGAACGAGCGCACAAATTGAAGCAAAAGTTAATTGGAGAAGAAAAAGAATTACTCCACCAAGTAAAAACAGAAACAGGAATAGAGCCTCAGATATGGGCTGCCCGATCGATTGCCAAAGTTTTTGACAAGCTTTCATTAGAGTACCCCAGAACTGAAAAAACCCAGTCACCATCTTTTACCAAAAATTTTTTGCAAGAACATAAACATCCTTTGGTACAAAGCATAGCAAAAGCAAGAGAAATAAACAAGGCACATACAACGTTTATTGATACGATTATTAAATACGAACATAAAGGCAGAATCCATGCAGAGATTAACCAAATACGATCTGATACTGGAGGAACAGTAACTGGTCGTTTTAGTTACAATAATCCAAACTTACAGCAACTTCCTGCAAGGAACAAGGATCTAGGACCACTGATTAGATCTTTGTTTTTACCAGAGGAAAAACATACCTGGGGATGTTTTGACTATTCACAACAAGAACCAAGACTTGTGGTGCACTATGCATCACTATTTAAATATCCATCTGTGAACGATGTTATTGATGCATACAATAATGATACTTCAACAGACTTTCACCAAATTGTTGCAGATATGGCCAGGATACCAAGATCACAAGCTAAAGTTATTAATCTAGGATTATTTTATGGGATGGGTAAAAATAAATTACAAGCAGAACTTGGTGTTACAAAAGAAAAAGCAGAAGAATTATTTAATCAATACCATGCAAGAGTACCGTTTGTAAAACAACTGATGAATGCTACATCAAACCGTGCACAAGATCGTGGTCAGATTAGAACGTTACTAGGACGACTATGTAGGTTTCATTTATGGGAACCAAACAGTTTTGGTATGCACAAAGCCATGCCCCATGAAGATGCGCTCAAGGAACACGGACCAGGGATCAAGAGAGCTTATACCTACAAAGCATTAAATAAACTTATACAAGGCTCTGCCGCAGATATGACAAAAAAGTCTATGGTCGAACTTTACAAAGAAGGTATTATCGCACACATACAAATACATGATGAACTTGATTTATCTGTTGAGTCACCTGAACATGCTCAAAAGATTATTGAGATCATGGAAAATGCTGTTAACTTAGAAGTCCCCAATAAAGTTGACTATGAATCAGGAGAAACTTGGGGAGATATTTACGATTAACTATGGCTTATTTAAATGCAAACATACCACCAATCTACTGCCAAATATCT